AGCCTCGCCAAGCGCCAGCCGCGCCTCGATCTCGGCACGGTATCCTTCGCGCGTCGTCGGCATCGCGACGTTGACGGCGGCCAGGGCGTCAGTCACTTGCTTTGTGACGGATGCTGTTTTTTCGGACTCGGTGTAGAAATTTTCGTGGTAAGACGATGCATTCGCGACCAGCGCATCAATCCCGCCCGACGCTTTGATCAGCGCCGATGCTGCGCCATCGCTCAGATTCGCAAATCCGGCCAGGCGCTCGCCCATGACGACAAGCGCCCGCTTCGTGGCATTGATGCTGTCAACGACTTTCGCCATATCATCAAGCGATGCGCCATCGGCCAGGCCATCAAGCATTCCCTGCGCCCATGATGGCAGGCCGATATCGTCAAGCGCAGTGCGTACCGATGCGCTCAGCGCGGCGAGATATTCAGTCTGACCGGCTGCGCCATCAGCGAATTCCTTCGGCGCCCAGCTACCGGTTTTAGTATCCTGCCAATCAACGATCTTTGCGCCCAGTTTGTCGATCACGAGCGCGCCCCATGCGCCATCTTTCGATGTGTCGTCAGCAAACGCGGTCGCAGCGGTGTAGCCTGCGGCCTTGCCGAACGCGAGCGCCGTGCTGTCCAAAATGCTGACGATGCCTGTTACCAGGCCGGCAGTCATTTTCTCCGTGTCGGCATTCGTGCGCGTAGCTTCAAATCCAAGCGACTCGGCGCGGATCGTAGATACACCTGCCGACGATGCGAAAGATGCGCCGCCAGTGTGGAACGTGCCGGACGTGTCGAGCTTCTTCCAGATGGCGACGGCGGCAGCGATGCCGAGGGCGATAGGGCCGAGAGCGCCGATGACGGACGAGAATCCCGCGGCCATGCCCGACGCCGTGCCGGTGCCGATGGCGCTCAGGCCAGCACTCAGCGTAGAGCCTAGCCCGATTTGGCCACTCAGAATTGCGCCAGCGGTCTGCATCGCGCCAGTACCGATGGACGCAAGCGTGCCGCCAATGCCAAGGCTGGAGCCAACCGCGCTACCTACGCCGCTACTAACGCCAGCCTGCGCAGCGACTGGGATCATCGAGCCTGCCAGCGTACCAGCAACAGGCGCGAGTATCCCCTGGATCGTAGGCCGCAAGATCAGCGTCTTGAACATGTTCTTGAGCGTGTCCATCAGGTTGCGGCCAAAGGATTTGCCGGACTCGAAGCCGCGCATGAGGGCATCGGTGAGGGAATTTTCGATTGAGTCGGCGGCCTTCTTCCATGCCGCCATTGCGTCGTCGGCGGCTTTCTTGGCGATTTCCATTTGGTCGAGCGTGGTCGCTGCGGCAGCGCTGCGCTTCTTCGCGGCAATTACAAGCTCCAGCGCGGCAACCTCGTCATCGGCCATGTCAATACCGCGCAAACGCTCAAGACGATCCTCCATGCGGGCGATTTCCAGCGCCTCGACAGCCGATTTCGTCAGGCCGAATGTGCGCGCCAATTCCTCGTTCTTGTCGGCCTCTTTGATTGCGGACTCGACTGATTTGCCGATATTTTCGGCATACTCCGCCTGAATTTTCGCCATCGCATTCGTGCGCTCAATGGCCTGATCTTGCGCGGCCACAGTAGCAATCAGCGCGCGCGTTTCCTCGATGTGCTTCGGCGTCAGTTTGTTCTTGCCCGATGCAATCAACTCATCGAGCTTGATCGTCATTTTCTGCGCGTCAGAGAGCTTGTCGTACCCGCTCATTTCGAGCTTGTTGGCTGCGATCTTCTCGCCGATGGATGTGACGAGGTTTTGATATGCGGTTGCTTCTTGAGTGATGACTTTGGCCGCGCCCTTGTCGATATACTTGGCTCGAATAAGCTTTTCCATCTCAGGAGTGAGCGTGCCGACCTTCTTGCGCGTTTCCTCAAGTTCATGCGCCATGCGCTGCGCGGCAGTACCGTTCCGACCAAACCAATCGGCTAGGCGAGCGCCTTCCGTGCGCTTGGCGGCGGCAGTTACTTCGTCCTGAGCCTGGCCGATGCGAAGTAATGCGGTTTCGTAATTGTGCGCGAGGTCGATTTCTGCGAGTTGACGCATGGATGCCGACTGACCGGCGAACGATCCGGAGCCGGACCGGACTTCGTCAAGCGCCTTCTTGGCGCGCGCAAGCCCGTCCTTGTCAGCATCGCTCAAATCGGTAATGCTTTTTAGTCGCGGCTCAGTGTCTTGAAGGCGATTCCGTTCCTTTAGCTTCTCGATCTGCTTATCCAGCCGCGAAATCATCTCGGTCGTGGTTTCATCGACAGATGTCAGTGCCTTGTCGTTCGATTCCTTCGTCCTGTTCTCCCACACCATCCATGCGGTCGCACCAATGCCGATGGCGGCGGTAAGTGCGGTGAGCGGGTTTGCTACAACCCACATCGCAGCACCCAATGCCCTCGTCGCAATGACTGCCCCCCATGTCGTCGCCGTAAGCCCTGTCGTTGCCACGGCTGCAGCAGTAGTTGCTGCAGTAGACGCGGCTGTTGCGGTGGCAAGGCTTGCCTCGACGGCGATACCGGCGCGGCCTAGTGCGGCCACTTCGATCATTGCGACAGACCGCGACTGGAGCGCCAACGTTTTTGCGGCATCCGATGCGGTCGAATTAATGACGGCGTTCGCGCTGGCAATCGTCGCCAGCGTCTCGGCGCGCAACTCCACGATCATGGCGGCGCGAGCCTGAAGGTTGGACACCTCAGCGGCAGTGCTTGCAACCGTGGCTTGCGCAGACGCTACCGCCGCTTGTGCGGCGGCCACGGTTGCGGCCCTCTGTGCGGTGGATGCGGCTGATGCCGCCAGCGTTTTAGCGGTCAGCGCCTCCATCCATACCGCGAGCTTAATCGCGGTGAGCGCAACCATTGCAGTGCCGATTACTGCGAGATTACTCGCTAGCAGGCCAATCGCGCCCGTCAATGCAGCAACTCCGCCGTTCGCATTCGCCTGAATGCCAACGAATTCCATCAAGTTGCCTTTCAGGACCGTGAAAGCGCCAGAAATGGTCTGAACTTCCTTAGCCTCTTCGCGCAGCTTTTCCAGTGCGCGGGGCAGAACATCGGCCATAATTTTGGACGTGATTTCGCCGTTTTCGGCCATTTTCTTGAGCGCGCCAACTGGTACGCCGATGCCGTCGGCAAGGGCCAGCATAAGGCGTGGCGCCGCCTCGTTGACAGCGTTGAATTCCTCGCCGCGCAGGGTGCCGGATGCGAATGCCTGGGACAGTTGAAGCTGTGCAGACGCCGATTCCGCAGCGGTCGCGCCAGATACCCTCAGCGCCATATTGACGGTCTCGGTGATCGCGGCAACCTGCTTCTGGGTCGTGCCGAGCTCTCGCGTTCCGTTCGCTATTCGGGCATATAGCATGCCGGTCGCCTGCAAATCCTGTTGCGCCGCAGTGGCAATGCGCTTCACGTCGCCATAGGCTGCGGCGTACTCGCGCGCGGACGTTGACGCAAGGCGCAGCTGTGCCGTGAATTTGGCGTAGGCGTCAGACATTTGCACGATCTGCGCAAGCCCAATGCCCATACCGATGCCAGCGAGGGCTGACTTGGCAGCGTCAGCGGCGCGGCTCATGCTGGCCGTGGCATTGTTGACTACGCGGCCAGCTTGGTCCATGTCGCGCTGCAAGCGCGCGATGCCCGCAATAAGTTGAATTTCTAATGTGCCGGCCAGTGCCATTTTTAGCCCGTAAAAAAGGCCCGCCAAGGCGAGCCATTTGAATGTGTCCCGCACGGTGGCGGGTGTTTGCTGCTACATCTCGGTCAACTCGCGCATTGATTCCTCAAGGCGTCTCGCTGCCGCGACCTTATCGACTGCCAGGTATTCATCGGACTGCCATGGCGCTTTGCAATCGCGCTTTGTGGCGCGCTGCGATTCGTTCATGTGTTCGATGGACAGCCGGCGCATCGTGGCGCACTCCCAAGGCGAGAGCGTGATGCCCTCGTTATCCTGGTAGTGGCGCAATTCGCCTTGCGTGATCTGGCTATCGCCGACCGTTGGCCCGACTGCCCAGAAGTGCCCGAGCAGGTATGCGGCAGCGCCTGGATCTGGCATTTCAGGCGTGAAATCGTCGTCTTTCTCAATCTTGCGCAGGCTCGCCAATCTGGATACTGGCGGCGCCTTCGACTTGTCACCCTCTGCTTTGTCCGGCGCAGTGTTGAGCCATGCGTTGTGCCGGACGTAGAGCGACAAATCATCGGACGCCGCCTTTAGAAATTTGCCCAGTCGGCGTTGAACTTCACGACTTGCTCGGTGATGTAGCCGAGCTTGGGATTTTCATACAGATCCTTGGCTGGCACCGGAAAGTTCTCGATCTGCGCGGTGATTGCGACCATCTTTTCGGCGCGCTGCTCGATATTGCTTTCCACGGTGTCTTTCGTGGCTTTGCCGCGAATTGCCGCGTAGGTTTTGGCGTTCGCGGCGGTGTCGATCTTGTGCTGCGCGCGCATCGATTCCTTGGTGCCAGGGCTGCGCACTTCGATGCGCACCGGCCTGCCGTTGAACATCAGCGGGCCGTCGCCCTTCTTGTTTTCCACTTCGAGCCATGCGGTGTCGGTCGCTTCGAAGTCGGATACGTTGAATACTGCGGTGATTTGGTCGGTCATGATATTTCCTTTTCGCGGATTGGAATTGCCCGTGACGATCCAGCGCGCCCGCGAAAGGCGACACTAGATCGTTCGGTGCTAGGGATGGCTTGCGCCAAAAGAGATGCCCGGCGAACCGGGCGGGGATTACACGGCTGCGACGATGGTCGGCCTGCGGCAGATCGCAAGATCGACGCCGCGTTTCTGCACGTCACCTGCAGCGCCATCGACGTACTCAGCCTTCGAGACGAGCACGTCCAGGTAGTGGATGGCGCCACTCGGGTACGTGAGCTTTGCCGAGTAGCGGGCGGTCGATTCGACGGCAGCGTCGATGATGACTTGCCCGGCATTCGACGGGACGGAGCCTAGCGTCAGCGACTTGGTCCCGTAGTTCTTATTGCCTTTGACCTTCGCCACTTCGCCAGTGCTGACGGGCGTGAACTCGGCGATGCCAGCCGTCACGCCGTGAGTGCCGAAGTTTTCGATCTCGCCGATCAGGGTGTAGGTGATCGTGGTCGCGCCGTAGCCGGCAGCGTCATACGTGGCAGGAAGTCCTGCGGAGATTGCCAGCGTTGTGCCGGTCATGCTCTGAACGGTGGTTGGAGCGGTCATAATTTGCCTCTTTCATAAAAACCCGCTCGCGGGATGCGATACGGGCGGGTTGGAAATCTGTGGACGAAAAAAAGACCGCACGGGGCG